AACGGCTTGCCTGTACGCCCTCTTTCCAAAGATACGTAAGGGGACGGTATGCAGTGCTCTCTACATAGAACACACGAAGCATAAGGCTCAGTTCCGTGAACTCTATGTTCAGCCAGCCGTTGTTACCTGTCTTCAGGAACTGGATGAAATCCATATAGTTCTGAAGCCAGTCGGATTTTGTCGATGCATACTGAGCGAAGTGGAGCGTAACGTCACGCTCCTGATTCCTCACTACGAGGCTCTGCGAATATCGCTTGCCATTCTGTTCCCTGATATCCACCCCGACATGGTCTTTCACCTTGCTCGCTGTCATGATGGCGGTCAGGTTCTCACGACCGCCCTGACGCTCCTCTGTCAGGAATACTCCGTATCTCTGCCAGATGTCAGTACCGTTAATCAGTACCAGTCCGTTTAGTATATGTCCTTGCTGTGCCATGTCAATTTACTTTTAGTCCGTCACGTTTTATTATCTTGATGTCATTCTTTATCTCTTCGAGACTCAGGGCGCTGCTGCCTGTATGCTCCTCGATCCTTTTCAGGGTGTCACCTGCAGCTCCTATCTGAACGGAAACATCGGTCATCTTGTCGTCAAGGCTTGCCCAATGTATCTGCCCGCTTACGAAAAGTCCCTCAAGCTTGCCTGCCTGATCCTGGCTCATCGTGGTGAATGCTCCTGCCTTGCCACTCTGAGTCGTACCCTTGTTCTCCTCCGTTTCCTTTATAATACCCTCGGTTCGTAGTGTCTCGATATCCTTCTTGGCATTCTCCACATAGCCTTCGTACTCGGCTTTCAGGGCATCCAGTCGCTTGCGGTACTCCTCATCTGTTATCTCGCCGTTGGTGCGTGACTCGTTTAGTTTCGCAAGGTTCTCGTACCACCCTTCAAGTTCCTTCTCGAACTTGGCACCGACAAGGTTATTCACCGCCATCTTGTTTACCATCTTCTGCCAGTTCTCGGCTATGTCATCCATCACTTCCTCGCTGCCATCGGCAAGATCATAGAGGGAGTTAAGGAAATCGTCAAAGACATTGTCCTTTGTAGTGGTAGTCAGGTTCTCATACAGCGTGTTCGTGATTTCCTCCAGTTTGCCTGCCTGCTCGATATAGTCGTTCAGTTTCTCTGCCACACGACCGCCGTAGTTACCCTTGCCCGTGTCTTTGATCTGCTCCCACATATCCACATTGCTACGTAGCATCTTCATCTCCTCCGAGCTAAGACTCCACAGGTCACCGTTCCATTCCCTGCCTATCTGTTTGCTTAGGCGTGAGATCTGTTCCTCGCTATACCCATCCCAGTAATAGTTGAAGCTATTGTGCGCGCTATGATAGCCAGCTTGCTCTTTTGCTATATTCCTATAGTTGGCATTGACCTCTTCCTGCAACTCTCTCGCACGTTGCGAAGCTTCAATGGCAGATGCACCGCGAGCCGTCTTCATTTCATCGGTCAGGTCATCTATCGCCTGTTCAAGCAACTCATTGCGCTTCGTCAGCCTGTCAATGGCTCTCGCCACTTCCTCCGCATTCGAGTTCGTGAACCACTCTGAAGGGCCACCGCTGCTCAGGGCTCCCAGCGTAAGGATGTTGCCTACACGACCCAATACTCCGTCTATCAGACCGCCTATGCCATTCACAATGATGCTCTCCAATACATGGAACAGATTCTCAGGAAGGTCGAATATGGCATCTATCAGACTGCCTATCGCATCAAGGATGCTCACCACGAGGTCATCTATCCAACGTAAACTGATAAGCTCCGTCAGCGCATCCAGTATTCCGGTCACGAAATTCTTGATGCCGTTCGCAAGGTCAAGGATCATCTTCGGAATCTGCGCTATGATGCCAATCATGTTACCAAGACCGCTCGACAGAACGCTACCAAGTCCGTTGCCCATACTGCTCAATGCGCTGCCCATCGTACTGCTCAGAGAGGTACCTATGTTCTTTGCCATTCCCTCACCCATCTGGGGAAGTATGGAGTCAAGTGTACCCTTCAGTTGGTCGATGTTTCCTACGGCACTCTTCACACCACCGAAGCCTTCTGCTCCTTCCCAACCCTTGGCATTGTTCAGGGCAGTCGTCAGACCTGACGTAAAATTGGCAACCTCCTCGCTCGTGCGGTTAAGCCTCTCACCGAAGGCTTCCATGTCCTCTCGCGCTTTCGCGGTAGCGTCACCAAGTTCCATCGCACGAGTTTCCAGAGCCTTGAATTCCTCATCGTTAATCTCACCAGCATTCAGACGCTTCCTGCCTTCATCACGCGCACTTACAGCTGCATCCTCTTTCTTCTTAGCGGCATCGTAGGCTGCTACCGATGCGGTGAAGTCTCTGATGGCTCGGTCAAGGCTCTGCCATGTCACGCTCTGATCTGTACCAACATACTTGCGCATCTCCTGAATCAGTTCCGTCACCTTCTGCTGTGTCTCGGCATCTGCTTTCCTATAGTCATCAGTCTTCACGAATGCCTGAAGCTGCTCCATCATTGGGATCATCATCTCCTTCGTCAAGTTGCCCACACCGCTGAAAAGCGCGTGCCAGTCTATGCCACGGGATATATTCTCAAAGGAAAGATTCGCTTCCTTCTGCAATCTCTCCTTGTTCAGTTTCTTCTTCTGCCATTGCTTGGTGGCTTCATCGGCTTCCGATATCTCCACTTCTGCAATCTTCTGGGCGTATTCCTCGGCAATAGCCAGCTTCTGTTGTTGGAAACTGCCGTATTCCTTCAGGTAGTCCACCATTGCGGTAATCTCTGCCTTGTGGCGCTCCAGTTCTTTCTTGTTTTCCTCCTTGTTTATGTCCTCTTCACCTTGCTCACGCTTCTTGGCTGCAAGGTCACGGGCAGCCTTAAGTGCGTCTGTCTGCCCTTGGGTGAGCTCACCTTTTTGGGCATCACGCCATTTCTTCTCCTGAGTAGCGAGTTCTGCAATCTCCTTTTCATAGTTTACTTTGAGCTGCTGCCTTTTCTTCTCTGAACCCTCCTTCAAGACATCCACCTCAGACTGGATGTTCTTTTGCCGTAAGGCTGCAAGTTCCGTGGCCTTGCGTTCCTCTTCTTTTTTCGCATCTTTATTATCTGGCTTGCTATGTCCCCCGATACCTGCTCCTTTGGCTATCTCCGCAGCTTGCTTCTGCAAATCAGCAGCCTCTTTTAGGGATTTGTCACGTTCTGCCTCCAGTCTCTTTGTTTCCTTATCGTATGCTTCACGATTAATTTCGTCTATAGCTTCCTTGGCATTAAAGCGACCTTTGGATTCCGCTTGCGCGAAATAATAAAGAGACTTTGTGAACCAACCCATAGATGTCTCTGCATCTTCCGGCTTTGTCGCCTTGTGCTTATTCAGTTTGTCATCTGCCTCGACCGCCTTGTTTACGAGCGCCTGTGCTTTCGCCTGAAGGAAAAGCATCTGTATATATTGCTCTGCTTTGGCTGTCAATACGTCATACCACTGGGCTACTGTATCATAATATCCGAAAGCCTCACCATACTTACGATTCAGTTCCTCACATTTCTGCTTTTCCTCCTCCTTGCTTCCGTTGAAGTTCTTCAGGCTTTCGCGTGTCGTGTCAATCTCAAAGCGCGTCTTTATCATTTCTGCACGCCCCTGAGACTCTACCTCTATCAATTCTTCAGTTTTCTTTTTTGCCTCTTCCTGTGCATCGGAGTATTTGTTCCAAGCCACGATAAGCCCCGTAATGACAACGGACAGACCGAGCGTCAGCGTAGCCATCAATGCTGACGCAGCTGCATTGGATATTCCCAAGGCGGCAGCAAGACGATGATTGGCTGCAGTCAAAAGGTTCTTAGCCTTTGCTACTGTCACCAAACGGAAAGCGGAGTCTTTATTTAAAGTGTTGAACACCTGCTGCAGCCCCATAGTGATTGCCATCACGCTCTGGAGTCTTGCCTGAACTTTCTGAAGGTTCTCATTCTCGGATGCAAACAAGGACATTACACCAGTAGCAGTTGTAAATGCACCCGACAGTCCATTTATGCCAGATATGAAGCCTTGTAGATTGGCATCGTCGTTTGACAAAATGCTGGTCTGATTTTTAACATCTTTAAGGGTGTCAGCCAACATAGCAGCCTTTTGCGCCATCTCGCGATACTCCTCGCTATCCTGTTTTCCCTCCAGACGCATTCTTTGCATACTGTGCTCTAAATCGCGCAACTGTATGGCAAGCCTACGGTTGCTTTCCTTGTTCTTCTCCTGTTCTTCCGTCAGAGCTGCAAGTATAGCCTTATCTTCCTCCAATGCTTTCTTGGCAGCATTGAGTTCTGCCAGGGCTTTATTCTGAGCTTGACCAGGAGTAGCCTTCTCGTATGCCTTCTGCAAGGCACGCACATCAGCTTCCACATGCTTGACAACTTCCTTTTGCTCTGCAATCTTTTCTGTCAGGCTTTTGCTCTCTGCTACTGCATTCTTCTCGGAATTTTGTAATTTGCTGTATTCCTGCTCCAGTTGGGCAACGCCCTGTTTTGCCTGCTGATGTTCAGTCTCTAACTGGTTCAGTACAGTAACTTCTTCAGCCAATACTTTCTTGCAGGCATTTATTTCCACCAGCAGTTCTTGCTGACCTGCGCCAGGCTTCATAGTCTGCAACTTACGTTCCATCTTACCAAGATCATCATTCACCGTGTCTATGACCTTGCGCTGTTCTTCTATCTTATGGTTAATCTCAGCAGACGCACGGCGAGCTGCACCTAACAATTGCTCGACACTCATCTTGCTTTTGTCAAGTCCTGCTGTCAGATTATCGTGCATCAGAAACTCTATCTCTACTGGTTTCATTGGCTATCTTTTAATTGACTGCTATTTTAACTTGCTCTGGAAAAATCCTACTATCTCATTGGCTTCTTCCTCCGCACTCATATTCTTGTTTTCTTTTTTCTTACTGTCAACATAGCGAGGCGCATCCGCTATCATCATGATCAGCGTCTGGAAGTTCACACCATGAAGGATGTACTCCACACTCCAACCCGTTGCACTCGCTATCTGCCAGATAAATCCGAAAGGGCTATGAGAGCCTTCCCAACGGCTCCTTAACTCCCCTTCTTTCCTTGGCTCAGTCTCAGCTTCATCGGATTCGCAATCTCGGCTGATCTGATAATAGGCATAAAAGCCTCCGTACCCATGAGGGTAACAAACTTCTCAAACGCTCCCTTCTGATACTCCCATTTCATATAGTGCCGGATAAACCAAGCCAGTACACAGGTAGGAAGCCACCAATGCTGCATCGTCAGCGCGATCATCCGGCTCAGTTTCCTGCCGTGCTCGGCAAGGAAACGCATCTGACCGTCATAGTCAAGACCCTCGAATTCCTCAAGTGTCATGCCCACACTAAGCCATGTACGCGCTATCTGTATCTGACAGGCCATCGTCGGGCGGTGCATCGTCAGCCTCAGATGCAAAGGTTCCTTTCTGAAAGGTACCCTGAAATCCTTAAGAGGGAGGGAAACACCCATATTCAGTAATGCTTCCGCTCCCTCTCTTTGGATTTGTCTTATAACCCGTGCATCCATTAGCCCTCAGATGGTGTATCGTTGATCTCGTATGGTGCACTACCGTCGCTCGGTTTCATCACCTTAAGCTGACACTCTACCTTTGACACTTCCGTCAAGGTAAGCTTGCCGCCGAGATTGGCGAGGATGGTACCGTTAGGGATGGTCATAGTCTGACCGCTGGCAAAGTCGATTGTCCATGCACCGTTTAGGTCAACAAGGCTTGTAGGAGCTTTCCAGCCTGTGACTGTCGCGTTTTGTCCCTCACCAGTAGTCACCAGAGTACCGCCGAGCACACGCTGAAGGTTCTCATAGTCCAACTGTATAAGGTTGAACGTAGGACTAATCTGACCGTTCTTCTGTTGCAACACGAGTACCGGAGCATCTGGCACCTGTTCAGCCTCAATATCCGTACTCTCAGGCTTTGTTCCGCCCCAGTCGAAACTGCCCTTCTCGATGTAGCCGATAGTATCGTTACCGAACTTCACGACTGCAATACCGTAGATAAATTTCTTGCTCATTTCTTTCGTTTTATTAAGATGATTATTGTTCCTATTATTCCGGACAATAGTCCGATTAAATACCATTTCAATGCCGTTTCAATACCGTTCGGGAGGCTTCTCGCTTACCTCATTCTCCTCCGATTTTGACTCATATCGACGTATTTCGCTGCCATTTGACTGTACGCCATACAATCTGCGCATATTCTTGATAGTACGCTCATAGCGCTCACACAGGAGTTGCAGACTGTCACAGGTGGCATATACGTAGATATATTCAGGTCCAGTCGGAGTGGAGGTCTTGCGCGTCACCTTCACGCTTACACGCCCGCTACGCTTACTGTAGCCAGCACCGTTCGGAAGCCTATGGAGGCTGTCCGCCGGTATCGTCAGGCTCACCTCCGACATCGGCACTTTCAGCGGTTCCGTCCTTATTTCCGTGTACTCGCTTCCTGTATCCAATGTGAGGTGGGTCACGCTGTCTGCGTGTATCGACCCAAGCACCTGCTCTCTGGTTGCAACCGTCACGCTCCTTCGGTGTGACGCGCATCCGCTCAAGGACAGGGCAGTCAGCGTTGTAGCGGCAACTATTAGCGCTGTCGATAGCCTTGCGCAGACGTGCAACCTCACGCTTGATCGATCCAATTTCCTTTCTTGTTTCATTCAGTTCCTCTGTTAAGGGTTTTACAATGTTCTCAACCAGTATCCGGGTGGCTTGCTCAGTATTCGTTATCTTCACCGTATCGGATTCGGCAACTGTCTTCTCTGCCTCCGCGCGAGCCTTCTTCAGGGCACTGCGGATGGTCATGATGGAGATGAGCGAACCTACAAGACTGCCACCGAGAACCACGTTGAGGATTTCACTGAGTTGCATTTCCATCTGTCTTATTTTTGGTTGATTCCTATTTCCTTCAGCCACTTAGGTACATCGAAGCTCGGACATGCCTTGCTCGCTACCTGATTGTGACCAATGATCTTCACTTGCGGAAAACGCATGTGGAAGTCCCGTACATAGCGCTTCAGGGCTTCTTTCTGTGCAGGTGTACGTGTGTCTTTTGCCTTGTTCACATCATTGGCATCAACACCACCGACATAGACGATATGCCTGCTGATGGCATTGTAGCCACTCGCGCCGTTGGTAATCTCCCACGGATCCACATTAGCGTCCTCGTTGTTCCTGACAAGCCTTTCCACACGACCGTCCAGATGAATCATATCTGTGTAACCCACCTGCTTCCAGCCACGACCACCCTTGCATACCGGGTCAGTGTGCCAGTGGCGGATCTCATCTGAACTCACCTCACGACCTGCTTTCGTGGCGGTGCAGTGGATTACAAGATATTTCATCGGCTTGCTCATTCCGCTTCCTCGGTCTTTGAGGTTGTACCTTCGGTGGATGCTTCAGCAGGTGCGTCCTCTGCTTTCTCCGCAGGGGCTGCTTCTTCTACTTCTGCCTCGGCTGAAGCCTTTTCGCCAAGTGTTATGGCAGCGGCTTTCTTGCCTCTGTACTCAGCGCATAGCCCACGACTGATAAGGTCGGCGGCACGCTCCTTGTCCTTCACTTCCAGAATGATGCCAGGCTCATAGAGAGTCACATGATCTGTCTTGTCACGGAAAATACTCTTTACTATAAGTTTCATTTTCTTCAAATTTATGGGGTTTTACTTATCCTTCAGGAACTGCTGCTGCCTGATATCCGCTTCTGATCACACCGCCAGCATCGGCCTTCTTTGGCATACATACGAAGTAGTGACGGAAGTTGATCTTGTTGCGCTGATACTCAGGGTCTGTGGATGCTTCGCTGTAATACATCTTTGTCGAGCCTGTTGCCTTGAACACACGTGGCACGTAGAATGCGAATGAGCACTGGAACTCACCAGTAGAGGCTGATGCACCTACGGCTTTCTTCACACCTGCGGTGGTGTAAAGCGGATTGTTACCGAATTCGTAGATGTTGAAGCCAAATAGCTTGCCTACCGTGCCGTCATTACGGTTGATGTTATACTGCTCCTTGAACACCTGAGAGGTCTCCAGAAGATCGTTCACATGGTCAGGACACAATACAAGTCGGCGGTTGTCGGCCGGCACCTTCAGCTTGTCAAGCGCGCGCTTCAGGTTAATGATGTCCTGCACACATAGTTTGATACGTCCCGTGTCTGCATCGCGCTCACCTGTTGTTACCAATACAGGGGTAGTGGCTGTATTACTCTGTGCACACAACGCATGTGCTGCCTTGGCGAACTTTTTATCGTTAATGGCATTACCATGACTTTCCTTCACACGTGCCATCTTGTCGTAGGAGATAGCATAGAGCTCATCGTCTGTAACAGGTGTCACCTTGGTCTGGAACTTGTCAAGCTGGATGGCGATGTCTGCGTCATCAAGTGCCTGGAGAGGAATAGGATAGGTTGTGTTGTTTACCAGTACGTCAGGATCAACGCCAACCTCCACCAGGTGGATCACGTCATTGTTCACGATGCTTGAACTGTCAGGAATACCATCAAGCCATGTAGCCTCAAGGCCACGACGAAGGTGCTTCACAAGCTCACCTGTCCAGATCTCGGTATAGACTCCGGCACGGAGGCTTCCGGCTGGGAACACATTGCCGAGAGTGACGGCAACTACATTCAGGCCGACGGCACCCACTACGGGGTTAATGCCGACCATGGCAGCAAAGGTGCTACCCATCACGCAGTTCACCAGAACCGCGATCAACATTGTTAAAAGTCGAATCATTGTCTTTTCTCTTTTTGTTGGTTAAACACTAAATTTCACATTCAAATCCGTATTCTGCCTTATACAGTTTCTTGTACTGGGCAGGATTCTTCTCCTTGAGCTCTGCCAGCTTATCTGTTGGCACATCACTCAGTTTCTTGTACTCGGCACTACCTGCACCTGACGCTCCGCCACCAGACACGAGGTTACTGAGCTTCACCTGTGGCGACATTGCATCGAATGTCTGCTTCAACACCTCAGCACCAACCTTCTTACCGAGGTCAAGGAACTGCTGCTTCTTGTCCTCACCGATTTTCTTCTCGGCGATGGCAGCATTCACGAGGGTTTCAATACGGGCGGCACGAAGGGTGTCGCGTTCCTGACGCAGGGTCTCTGCCTCTGCATTGTCTGCCTGAAGCTTGGTCAGCTTAGCGATGATGGTCGCTTCATCGGCATCCTTGGGCAAGCCCAACTGAAGGGCTAACTTCTCTTGATCCATTGTTTTTGTTTTTTGATTGTTGTTAATATTATGCAGCAGCGGTAACTCTACACCGCCGTCCTTGCCTAACTCTATGCGCTTGCCGTCCTTCTGCAGTACGATTGCATCGTCATTCGCACCGATATCCACAAGCGATACCTCGAACAGCTTACTCTTGGCAATGGTCGGACTTGTCTGACCTTGCACCAGAAGCTTGGGGTCTTCACTCAGTTCCAGGATGTCAATGCCAACGCTAACCATCTTAAGACTGCCGAACTCGTATTGCTTCTTGCAGCGTTGACTCAGTTCCGTGGCTTCGTCGAACACAAGTTCGCCCGTCACCTCGTCACCCTCCACGCGGAGGTCTTTCACACAACCGATAACCTGACCGCGCTGATGCATGTATAGCAATACTGGATTGCGGTTGTACTGATCCACGTTCATTCCTGCGGTCAGTACTCGCGTACCATAGCTGTTCAGGCTTTCGTTACTGATTCTTACTCGTTTTGTCTTGCTCATAAACATTGTTCTTTATGCTGTGTCCACGACACAGCTGCGATTATTAACGATGCAAAGTTTGTCATTTTCCCTCACATTACAAAAAATGTATGAAATGGTTGCACACTTCTATGAAACGCTTGCTCTCTTTTTTCTTCGACTGTCTGAAAATGATCACCTTTGCAGTAATTTTTTAACCACACACATTATGACAAAGGCAGAAATTGAAAAAAAGAAACCGCTCGGAAGGTCTTTGTACCTCTCCGGCATGGAACTGACGGAGATTGCAGAACAGTTGGGCGTGTCAAGGCAATCCGTCTCCAAGTGGTGTGCAGCCGACGGATGGAAGGAGGCACGAGCAGCCAAGAACATATCACGCCCCGAACTGGTCAACAAACTTCTCCTCGCCATCGACAAGCTCATCGGGCAGGTCAACGAGTCCGGTGATCCCGAGGCTATCGGCACTCTTGCCGACAAGCTTTCCAAACTTTCGGCTACAATAGAGAAGCTCGACAAGAAGGCTAACGTCATCGATGCTATCGAGGTATTCATGGCATTCAACCGATGGATTCAGGATCAGGCTACATACAACCCTGAGATTACACCGGAACTCATCAAGGCAATCAACAAGTATCAGAACAAATTCCTGATGGAGAAGATGTCCCATCCTGCGGAACTTTAGGCATAAATTATGGCATCAATAGCGGAACTAAAGAAATTACAAGAGGAATGGCGCGAGCATTGTAGGCAGATCCAGAACCTTACGGATACTGCAAGCCTTGTACGAGAGAACGCCACCCAGAAGGAGCAGCGCATACGCCGACTCCAGAAAGACTATGCTGCTTTCTGTGAGTATTACTTCCCTCACTTCCTCACTCTCCGCGACAAGGTAACAGGTGAACCGATACGCATCATTCACAACGCTCCTTTCCATAATGCTGCTGCAGCGAAGGTCAAGAACACCCCTAACCTCAAGGCGGTATTCAAATGGCCACGAGGTCATGCCAAGTCAACCCACTTCGACATCTTCATGCCTCTATGGCTGATGTTCCAGCCTAAACGGCTCATCAATTTCATGGTGATAGTCGGAAAGTCTGAGGATAGTGCCGACCGTCTTCTGGGCGACATTCAGGCAGAGCTCCAGTATAACAAGCGCATCATTGCCGATTTCGGCAAGCAGATTTCTCTCGGTGACTGGACGGAAGGTGAGTTTACGACGAAGGACGGTGTGCATTTCCTTGCATGTGGACGTGGACAGTCACCTCGTGGTCTCCGCAAACGTGAGGCACGACCTGACTACATCGTCATCGATGACCTTGATGATGATGAGCTTTGCCGTAACGAGAGGCGTGTCCGTGAGCTTACCGACTGGGTGAAGGAGGCTCTCTTCGGTGCCCTTGATGTCGGTCGTGGTCGTTTCCTCATGGTCGGTAACCTTATTTCCAAGACTTCCGTCCTGGCGAATATCTGCGCCACCAAGGGCGTGCATGTCTCTACCGTCTATGCAGTTGATAGCGACGGAAACCCAGTATGGAAGGAGAAATGGACCAAGGAGGAGGCACGCGAGTATGCTGAATTCGTTGGCTTCCGTGCATGGAACAAGGAGATGATGCACAACCCGATCGTGGAGGGCACCGTCTTCAAGCAGGAGTGGATCAGATGGGCTAAGCGACCTGCATGGAAGGACTTCTCTGAATTCGTCCTCTACATAGACCCTTCGTGGAAATCCAAGAAGAGCAACGACACCAAGGCTGCAAAGCTCTGGGGAAAGCAGGGGACAAAGCTGTGGCATCTACGCGCATTCGTGCGCAAGGCTTCGGTTGCGGAACTTGTCCGATGGTGCTATGACCTCTACGAATGGAGCCGCGAGGCTGGCATAGCCATACGCTTTGCAATGGAGGCTTCATTCATGCAGGACATCCTGCTCGACGAGTTCACGACCGAGGGTAATCTGAGAGGCTACCAGCTCCCTATTACAGGCGATACACGTAAGAAGCCCGACAAGTTCCAGAGAGTCGAAGCCATAAGTCCGCTATGGGAACGTGGTTTCGTGTTCTACGACCTGTCACAAAAGGATGATCCTGACATGCAAGCCGGACTCGACCAGCTCCTTGCATTCGAAAAGGGTATGGCTGGCAATGATGATGCTCCTGATGCTGATGAGGGTGCTATCTATATTCTCCAGAAGAATACAAGACAACAGATTTATTCACCGAGGTTCGGCAAGCGTCCGACCTCTAAAAACCAATGGTAATATGTTCCAACTGATTAAAGAACTGATATTCGGCTTCCGCTTCAAGCGTGCCGTCAAGAAGGCTGATAAATTCCATCACATAACGCACCGTAAGTACATGGTGCTTGTCTTTAACAAGAAACTCATGGTTGTCTCTAAGCATGAGATAAGGCTGCTTATTGCCAACGGAACTTTCCGCAAGGGAACGACTGTTCAGGACATCGAGAAGAAGGCATTGTATATAACTATGTAAAAGTACTGCTATGTTTATCACGGATGAAGACTATAAGGTGGTCATCGGCGAACAGGCTCTGAAGGTGGTCTCTCAGGTCAGCACGGAAAATCGTGCCAATGCCGAGACTGAGGCAGTCGAGGAAATCAGCGGCTATCTCCGACCAAAATATGATACGGTGGCCATATTCGGGGCTACTGGTACTCAGCGCAACAGACTCGTGGTAATGTACACCTGCGACATCGCACTATATCACATGGCTGCATCTGCACCGCAGAAGATGGGCATGGAGATACGAAAGGAACGATACGAGCGTGCCATCAAGTGGCTGGAAGGGGTACAGGCTGGTAAGATCATACCTGACTTGCCACTCGCCATTGACGAGAACGGCAACCCTGTCGGGTTTCCGTTGGTATATGGAAGTCAGAAAAAACTACGTCATAACTGGTAATCATTATGGGAAAAGACAAAAAGAACAAGACTTTGGTGCAAACACCGTTCGGTACGCTACGCCTCGCTAAGAAGGATGCCAGGAGTTTCAAGAAAACGGTCATGGAGCTTCAGCGCACCACCGACTCGCTTACCCGTAAGGATATTGGCGACTGGAGGCAGGCATGGCAACGCGCCATTAACATTGACAACCCGAACCGTCAGTTCCTCTACGACATCTATCGCGATGTGGAGATAGATCTGCATCTCTCCGGCTGCATACAGCAACGCGAGGGATTCGTCATGGCTCGTTCCTTCAAGCTGGTTAACGAGAATGGCGATGAAGACGAAGAGGCTGCCAAATACTTCAACACATCGTGGTTCAAGCTGCTGATGAAGTTCGCACTCGATGCCAACTACTGGGGACACTCACTCATTGAGCTTGGGGGAATCACGACTGACATAAACGGACGACTCACATACGATGGGGCGAATCTCATCCCGCGAAAGCATGTCATCCCTGAGTATCACCGTGTCATCACCGAACTCGGGCAGGACTGGAAGTCTGGTATTGACTATCACGAAGCTCCGTTCTCCGATTGGCTCATCGAGGTGGGACAGCCTGACAACCTCGGATTATATCTCAAGGCTGCTACTCAGACCATTCCAAAGAAGAATGCACTCGCCTTCTGGGACACCTTTGCCGAGATCTTCGGAATGCCTATGCGCATTGCACGTACCACATCGCGCGATGAGAAGGAACGCGCAAGGATGGAAAAGATGATGGCTGACATGGGTACCGAGGGATGGGGCATATTCCAGGAGGGTACTGAGATTGAGGTCGTGGAATCAACCAAGGGGGATGCCTTCAATGTCTATGACAAGCGTATCGACCGTGCCAACTCTGAAATCTCCAAGCTTATCATCGGACAGACTATGACCATCGAAGACGGAAGTAGCCTCTCACAGTCTGAGACCCATCTTGAAGTTTTCCAGAATCTCGTGGAGGCTGACTGTGACACCATACGCGACATGGTGAACAACCAGCTCATCCCTCACATGATCCGTCATGGTTTCCCTCTCACAGGAATACACTTCGACTGGGACTACTCCGTTGACTATACACCTGAGCAACAGGTGGCTTACGAGGATATGGTGCTTAACAACTACGAGGTTGATCCTACATACTTCGAGGAGAAATACAACATGCCTGTTGGTGAGCGTAGGCAACCATTGGCTCCTGTCGCGCCCACAGAGCCTGACGGTGGCGATAATGGTTCAAAGGGTA